TGAGGCGGTTTGAATTTACCTGGATAAAAGCAGGGACCTGGTTCGTTTATAATGGCTTCGGCGATTCTCTGACCGATTAATATAGGGTTGATCATACAGTTATAAATATCTACCCGAGAAGTAACTTAGGCTTTGCAGCTTCAACTTCTTTTACAAGTTCTTTCATATACTTTAAAGCCTCTTCTACTCTCTCTGTGACTGCTACGGATTCTTCTTTTGTTAAATGTAGTCTATAGATAAACATTCTATAGTCTTCTTGAACTCTAGGGTCGTAACTAATGAAATCACACCATTCTACTTCAGCGCAAATCATATTAGAGATACATTGATAATAATAAGCCGGTGCTACTTTTTTAAACTTCTCTGGAGAGTTAATCATTCCATGTTTAAAGTGATTAGCAGATTTAAAAGGGCATTTAACTTCAATAATACCTTCAGGCAGTAAAAGTCCATCAGGAGATCCTCCGTAATAATTTCCTACCGGAATAAAAGAAGCTTTCTCTACCTTTGATTTTGTTAATTTTTCGTAATGTTCAATAGCTACAGGCTCTAAATCAGTTCCCCAGTTTAAAGCAGCTCCCATGGCCGGCTCTGTAACTCCTCCATATAACTCACAAACCTTTTCAAGTAGATAAGTCTTAGCAGTTTCGCTAAAATTATCCTTTCCCATTATTTTATAGATTTCTGAACTTGTAATTCTACCTTTTCTCATCTCAAACCATTCTTCCGAACGTTGTTCTATGATCATAAATTCATTTTTTTTAATAACAACTCACTGAATGTAAGTTGCTTTGCTGTATGCAAATATTTTGTCATGTTTTCAAAACCTATTTCGGAGGGATCCTTCCCGTTTAGTTCAATTAAGTAAACATCCTTACCGAGATTAATCAATTGCTGTGCATATTTGATAGAAGACTTAAAAGCATCGTTATCTAAAGCTAGGTAAACAGTTTTAACTTCACTATGTACAAGCTTCATCATTAGAGCCTCAGGAATAGTCTTACCGAATAGCGGTATTGCATTTCGTCTTAAGGCAATTGCATCAAATATACCCTCACAAAGTACTACAGGCACTTTCCAATTAATAAAATACTCAAGACCTATTAATTGATTCTTATTACAACTCGGTGCATTATACTTTCTACCTGGATCTCTTTCGAAAGAACGAGAAATAAAGTAGTTTAACCTACCTCTTGCATCGTAAGATGGAATTATAATTGAGTTTTTATACTTTCCTGTCTCGCAATAACCAATATTGTACTTTATAATATCATTTGCAGTTATACCTCTACTCTTTAAGTAAGCAAAAGCTTGTCTAAACCCGAGCCCTAACATCCCTTTATTAAGAGTCTTGAACTCTTTCGGTAACTCTACTACTTCGTACTGCTTATCATCCACTTCCCCCCTACCGTTTGGGAAGTAACCTCGCATTTCAGCAATTTGTGCCGATGTAGCTTGCACTTTCTTTAATAAGGATGTCAAATTTCTACCTTTAGTAGCAGGCTCACAAGTCCAACAGTGATAAAACCCCGTCTTAGGGTCTATCTCAAGTTTAGGCTTATGATGCTTACAGAAAGGACAATGAAATGCATGATTTCCTTTGGTGGAAGGCTTAGATTTACCTAAAACACTATGTAAAAGTCCTAAGACTAGGCGTGATTGCTCCATTAATAAACACTCTTTAATGGATAATATAAGAAATTATTCTGATTCTACCAAATCTTTCCTAAAGAATTTAGCAAGGACGTTATCGTTGTAGGATTTATCAGTAAGAAGCACGTTATTTACACATTGATAGTGAACTTCCCAGTATGTTAATTGCTTTTTATTATAGCAGAATCTAAGTATTTCTTTATTAAATATAGAAGTACCTTCTTGCTTGATTTCCTCTAAGATTCCCTTGTTAGACCCCCAGTAATCCAGCCAATTAGACTCTTTTATGACACGTTTTGACGTGGGTTTTCTACCTGGACCACTTAATTCTGATAATTCCTTCTTGGTGAGCTTCTTTTTAGTGTTAGAGAACAAGGATTTTTTACCGATATAAAACTTTCCAGTCTTAATATTTGTGATTCTATATACAAATCCTACACATTTTTCAGGGAATTTATCTACGGAATCGTACCTTTTTACCGCTCCGTCTTTGTGCATAAACCAATTATTTTCCATAAACTTTAATGTTTTTAACTATCCCACCTTACAATAAACGTCATATCTGTATTAGATGGTATAGGATAAGGAGTACCTAGCTTGCCAACCACAAGTAATTGACCTGCATCATTGAATAAGCCAATAGTAGTTGCATAAGGATGAAATGAAGATCCAGTTACGTTATCTGCTAAAGTACCGTCTACAAGTTCCCCCCACTGTGATATTCCGCCTTTTGGCGTATAAAAAGGAACTGATCCTGAACCGGTTATAGAGGTTCCGTACTTGAAAACACTTGGATTTTGCGAGTAATTGAAGTCATTCTCAGAAACTCTACACTTTACCTCATTTACATAGATTGTAGTTTCTGCAGTGAGATTCAGTGTATAAGGTACAGAAGCGGTTGCTGGTAGTATTGGCATGTTAATAAATATTAGTTCTCTCGCCTTTCTTCCGGTTTATAGTGTGCTATTCTATTATGGTGAATTGGAGATGCTAGTAAAATTGCTGGTTTAAGGTTACCTTTCTTTGTCTCCTGATACATATAACTCATCCAAGTTTGTTCGTAAGGACGAGCCCAAGTTGTATCTAAAAACATTTTCTGGTTACCTTTTTTACCTACAATCATAGGCCAATTACAGTAGTAGATATCTCCAGTTAAATAACTTAATTCGTCTACAACTTCGATATTCTTAAGCTCAGTTCTTGGAGCATTTGGATCTAAACCTGTTTCAGGTAATTTATCGTAATCGGGCCAATCTCTAGTTCTAGTTTCTTGCGGTACATTATACCAAGAAACTTGTATATTATTATCCATATAAACTTCTGTATATGATAGCTTTAAAAAGTCTATATCCGATCCATGTATGATTTTAAGAACTTTATCATATAAATTAGGTACGTACTTTCTAAATCCATTCCTACAGAAACCTTTCTCTTCTAAGGAATATACTCCCATATCATCTTCTAAAAATAAATAATAGTCGCTATCTGATTCTTGAAAGTGTTGAGCTGCTCTAAATCTACCTCCGTTTATTCCGGTATTTTCATTTGTAATAATATGCTCGAAATTATATTTTTCACATAGCTCCCTGTTTGCTATTCTTGCTTCTTCATTTGTAGAATTATCTATTAAAATATTTCTAGTGTTAGTAATCCATTTTTCGTGTTTTAGCCAGGTTTTAATAGTATGTTCTACTTGATGAGGAAAATTAAAGGTAAGCATGTAAACGGACATTTTAAGTCTAGTAGGGTCAACATGTCTGTTGACTATATTAACCTTCTGTTCTGGGACTATTTCAAGTACAGCTTTATTCTCTAATAGATCCTGAACAAACTTAACTACGAGTCCGTTATAGTCTAAAGAATACCTTTTATATTTGTGAGGAAATAAGTAAGCCATCATAGTAAAAATACTTTCTTCTGTTCCCATTAATCCCTTACCCAAAGTAGATTGAACTAAAGCATAATACTCGCCATTTGCTTCTCTAATTGCTGCCTTTGTTCCTCCAAACAGTCCTCCTCTGCAGACATATTTAACTGGTTCGCCACAAATCTCTTTCATAACATCGTGTCTGAAGCCATGTACTTCATCGTTAGTGTCATAAGGGTATGAAAGGAATAAGAAAGGGTCTATAAAGTCGTTAATCTTATTTAAGCAGTCGTTCTCAGTAAAGTATTTTTCGTATACTGTATTAGTAATTCCGGCATCTAGCCAAATAAAATTATCAGTATTAAACGGATTCCAAATACTTACATCATGGAGCATTGGAAGTTTAGACATCACAATAGGATTATACCATTCTAGAGATGCTTGAGGACTCTTTTTTAGCCAGCCCTCTTCCCCTGTTTGATTATACCATTCTGGATTTGTACGTATACGTTGAGTAGGTTCCCAATGTGGACCGTAAAAGTTCTTTACGTCTTCTAATTCAAAAACTTTCACGTAAGTATTTTCACGACTTCTTTTCTCCCAGACTAAATACTCGTATTTCTGTTCAATAAAGATGAATAGGTTTTGAGGAATGTCTAAAAAGTTTTTAAGATGTTCAATATAGTGTTCAAATGGACGGCCATTCCTTCCTATATCCCATAAGCCAGTAACAACTGTTAAATTATTCATATTATCTTAGATAGCCTTTTGAAACAAAGTACATAAAATTATCGCTCTCTTGATTTGCTCTTCTAATATTACAGCCTTCTTGAGAATCGTGTTGAGTATGTTTTATTACTGGAAAGGTAGTTACACCTCCTCTATCGTTCCACTCTTCTATGGTTTGTGGAATTTCTTCTT